GTTCAAAATGCAAAACGAAGTGCGTTCAAAATGCAAAACGAAGTGCGTTCAAAATGCAAAACGAAGTGCGTTCAAAATGCAAAACGAAGTGCGTTCAAAATGCAAAACGAAGTATGAATCTATTTTTTGGGGCGACTTTTTCTTAAAAAGTCGCAGTGCGTTCAAAATACGTTTTGAGAATGTGTGAGGTCCGTGGGTGCGGGGTTCATCGCTCGCTGGCGCGATCAGCGTCAAGAGGTCCGTGGCAGCTCGTGCCAAAAAAAATGAAAAATAAACAAATGAAACGTAAGTGTAAGTGTAAGTGTAAGTGTAAGATGTCTTTTGTTTTTATATTAAGTGTAATCTTAGGAGGTATATCTTTTATATTAGCTCTTATATTTTCAATCTTGCAATTAACTGGAACAATTGTATTCGATTTATATTATAATTTGCTTGCACTTGCTATTTCAAATTCGATTGGTCTTTATTTTGTAATTGTCTATATTATTCTATACACGAGATATCATGACCAAATAAATATTGAAAGAATCAATAAAGAACAGCGATTATATGAAACAAATATACGACCTAGTGAAAATTATTCTATAAAAATTATGTAAAAAATTTGTCTAAAAATTTTCTAAAAATTAAATTGAATTGAATGAAAATAAAAAAGTTGTCTAAAAATTAAATTGAATTAAAATTAAAATAATCTAAAGAATGTGATGTTTAGATTATTAATTTGCTTGTTTACGCATTTTTGTCAACGCGACGAGCTTGTTTACAAAGGCGGTCCTATTATTCAGGATGTTAAAATTGTTACTATTTGGTTTGGTGATCTTCATAATGTAAAATATAAGCGAGAAATTGAGCAATTTTATACTACAGTTGTAAAATCAGATTGGTTTACAACATTGACTGAATATAATATTTCAGGTGGTTCATGGGAACGTTCATATGACTATAATTATACAGGTCCTAAGATAATTAATTCAACAATAATTGCTGATGCTATTTTAAACATAGCACGAAGATATAAAAGTACTCTTAATTATTATTTTGTAATTCATTTGTCCTCAGAAATTTCAGTTATGACCGATTTAGGCATGAGCTGTGATAAGTTTTATGCATATCACAGTTATATTAATCGGATTGCTTATGGCGTTATTCCAGAATGTATAAATGACGGCTTGAATTTGAATTCTTTTGACAGTATTACCCATTCTAGTTCACATGAACTTGCAGAAACTGTAATAAACCCAGACTTACATACTGGCTGGGAAAGCGAGTCAAGTGAAGAAATAGCTGATTTATGTAATACAAAAATACTAACAGTAAACGGTTACAAATTAAATAGCTTGTATTCAAATAAATCCAAAAGATGTATATCGGATATGTCACTTTATGCAATTGTATATCTTGCATTTTATTCACTTGCAATCTTTCTTTTAATGTTACACGTCGCGCACCTTGCTTACGTTGCTCACACGAGCGTTCCTCATATCTGAATAGTTTTTTTATTTCTTTTCGTCGCATTTTTCCAACTTTTATAAATAGTTTTTTTAATTCTTCTTGTTAAATGAAATTTATCAAGAAAAAAGTAAATTAGATTACCAAGAGTCTTTTCTAAATGGTTGGATCATGTTCCAAACAATCTTGGACCAATTTTGTTCAGGAAGATGCTCTCCCATTTGTCTTTTTTTAACTAAATAAAATGATTGATAAATGTCCTTCGGTAAGCTATGCTCAAAATCACGGCGCGATTTTAATAGCCCATTAAGATAGTCTTTAATATAAAGAGTTAAGGACTTTGTTTTTAAAATTTTGGATCCAGTAAAGAAATGATCCAAGAAGTGGATAGACCAAATAGAACAGAATCCAATGGTTTCACCAAGTCTTCTTTTAGATAGAGCTATTTCACATTCTTGAGCGCCTTGAAGACATTCTGTTCCAGTTGTCTTGACGGAATTAACTGGATGGCCTAGTAAACTAAATTTGACAATAACTTCATCTAATAACTTGGATATATCATAGTTACGCTTATTATGTGCTGGATCATAAAAGTAAAGTGTTTTTTCATCTCGTATGTAAATTATCATGCACATGTGTTTATCTTCATGCTCAGCGCATTTACAATTTCGATGTCTCATTACTAAAGGAACTGCAAAAGTAGGAGCTTGATTATTTTTTAAATACATTGGAACCTTTAATTCTCGATAATCCTTTTTACAATGCCATTGCGCAAATAAATCTTCTAGATAATTGATATCATATGTATCCGGTACAATGTAAGGAATATTATGCTTTTTACATATCAACATAAAGAAAAGAAACAAATCATAATCGTTCGGGCGATACATTATAGTTAGCCACGAATTAAAAATTTTTTAATTAAAAATTTACAAATTAAAAAATGACAAATTGAATAGAGTTAATTCAATTATTGTAAATTTATTTTATTTTTATAACTTATATTTATTTTATTTTTATAACTTATATAAATAAAACATGTCTCAGTCACGAAAAATAAACTCTCGTTTTGGAAATGTTACTGCTCACACTGTCGATATTGATGGTTTTGTTAGAGCTCCTAAAATTATTTTAGATTCTGGTGTAGTTACACAAACCACTTCAATTACTACTGCAGTGACTTTACCATCTTCTGCTGGTATCATTACTACTGTAGCTGCGTCTACAGGTACATCTGGATCAAGCACTTTTACAGCCAGCCATCCAGATATTACTGCTTCTAATGTTGTTCTTGCAAGTATCATTGGATACACTGGAACTGGATTACCTACTGTACGTTTAAATACTACTTCAGGATCTATGTCTGTTACTATTCAAAATACATCTGTTGTTGCACCTCTCAATGCCGCTCTTAGAATTAGTTACGTGATTTTGTAACTGTAAGTACATAAAATGTTTTATTAAAAAATTTTAATAAAAAATGACAAATTGAATAGAGTTAATTATATTTTGTTTGTAATCAAGTTTTATACTTCAGGTTTAGATAGTTAGATATTTAGATATTTAGATAGCGCTTCCAGTTAAAACAGATGTAACAGAACGATATGTTTTTGTTCCAGCAGAAGACATACTTTGAGGTAATTGATGAGGAACGGGTTGTGTTGAAGCGTCTCGGAGATAATCAAGATATTGCTGTAAACCGGAAATAACACGAGGAACCGTTTCATTTACAACTAATTGATTTAAACGATCCACTTCCGATGTATATTGACTGAATAAAGCATTTTTCATTTCTTGGGGCATGGTATCATCGATTAATTTAGGATGTCTACTGTATTCCAAAAAGATACTTCTCATAATAATCATTAATTCAGTAGGGTCTTGATTATCAATGCTTTGACCTATTTCTTTATGAACTACAAAGCGAATTAAATTTTGAATATTATCAATATTTTTACCAGAGAAAAATAAAAATGTTAATGGCGTTTCTCCATATAAATTTTTAAACAATGACTTTGTATTAGAACCTGCAAAACGCGTGTCGTCTTCGGTAAATTTATATTTACCAGGCGATTGTAAATGAGGTAAATCAGTGGTCGCAAGCGCCTGAGATCTTTCATTTTGAACAGCTAAAATGGTTCTTTGATTTTTTACATACTCATTATTTGTATTTGTATCTTGTACTTCAGATGGATGTAAATTTCCAGATGGAATCTTGAATCTATTAACGTTATTCATTATTATTAAAGAGAGAAAATAAAGTTACAATTTACAATTAAATTTCTTTATAAAAAGTCTAAACCTGACAACCGTGAGACTTTGATCGATTTTACGCCCATAGAATTCACTTGATCAATATTGTAATCAGAATCATCAAAAAAGATAATTTTATTTTTTTTATATCCCGTTTTTTTCATTATTTCAGTAATCATTTCTTTTTTACTTGTATATTCGCTTATCTTATTTACATACGCATTCAAGTCTTGTAATTCATATACGATTTCATCAAACATGTCTTCTATACCAATTCTTTTTAGATACGTCATTGGATTAGAATTATGCGTGGCTAAACATAAAATCTTGTTACGTTTTTTTAATTTTTCTAAATATTTTTTGACCTTAATATGATACTCGTTTTTATACTCGATGTCGTTATTTGTATGCAAATAAAGCGTATCATCCAAGTCAAAGACGTATACTTTAAAGTTACTTGACATTTTTTTAGTTACCTGGGGTTTTGTACGAGTACGTAAATTATACATGAGTTATAATGCAAATAAAATGCAAATTTTATTTTCAATTTTTTTATATGTAAGGTCCGTCCATTTAAGGACACATTTGTCCGTCCATTTAAGGACGCTCGTACTTGTGTATCAGTATTTTTGATAGAATAATGTCACTTGTTATTCTTTTTTGTGGATCAATTGTCAATGTGTATTTTAATAATTCAGATAAAATTAAAGGTATATCGTTACGTAAACGAAGATCGTTCGTTCTCTTGTAGTCACAAAAAGTTTGGTCAACTTCATTAGAAAATTCCCATGGAATGCTAGTGGTAATAAGTTCATATAGAATAATTCCTAAACTCCATATATCTGCTTTTATAGCGATAATAGGCTTTTTACCGAATCCTTCTGGAGCGATGTAAGGATGCGTGCCACCCAAGTTTGAAATAGTAGGATTATCAGTTGCATGTCCAAAATCAATTAATTTTAATTTATCTGTTTCAGGATCAATCATAATATTTTCCAATTTAATGTCTAAATGCGCTATCTGCTTCGAATGCATGTAATGAACTGCATCTACTAATTGCACGAAAAAGATCATGATTTTATCATAAGATAAGTTAAATAGAACTGTCCCAAGGTAATCAAACAGATCGACCCCTTCACAATATTCCAGTGTCATTGTTAATTCTGTAAAATTATACATTTCCCTTATATTTTGATGTGTGAGTTTTGATAAAATACGACATTCATTTTTAAACATTTGATATCCTCGCTGATGACAATGTTTCTTTTTTAATTTTTTTAGAACAACATGTTCTGGACTATCCGTTTCTTTTTTATCAGTTTCTTTTTTGTCCGTTTCTTTCTTGTCCGTTTCTTTTTTATACAAGTCAATTGTACCGAAAGTACCGCTTCCTAATGTTTTGACATAAAACATACTTGCACTCATCAACTTTTTTAAAAATTCACTTTTTAATTTGTACAAGCGATTTAAATTATTTTTTTTTGTTAGTTATTATTAAATGAATTTAGAGGCACTTAAAACAAGGATGATTTATCTCATCTTTCTTATTATAGGCTTGTACTTTCTAAAACCTGATTTTATATTTAAACCTGATGGTACACCGAGAGAATATGGAGTGGGTTATGATAGCGAGGGATATCATAAAACATTTTATACATTTCAAGTCGTTATTGTAATTATGGCAGCTATCATCTATGTAACTTTTTAGAAAAAAGTTACGACAAAAAAGTATTAGAGCGCAGCCTTCGGCAGACTAAGAGAAATTTAGCATTGAAATAAAATTAGCATTAACATAAAATTAGCATGTTGCGCAGAATTATGCAAAAAATTATAGCGAAGCTAAGGTACTTTGCAAACCGTGGCGCGAAGTGCGTTCAGAATGTAAAATGGCGCGTTCAGAATGTAAAATGGCGCGTTCAGAATGTAAAATGGTGTGTTCAGAATGTAAAATGGTGCTGCAAAGGTCCGTGGGCGCGGGGGACGGAAACCCCGCCTGTAATACTTTTTTGTTAACTTTTTTTTAAAAAAGTTAGTTGAATAGTAAGTACATTAGATCGCCAAAATAACTCGACTTGCCCTTCATATGTTTTGACATAATACTTAGCGCTTTTTGAAACATTTCTGTATCGCAATTCTCTATAACAAGTTCGCCGATAAATGTATTAATAATCTTGACCGAGTTTTCTGTAAGCTTTGTAATGAATTGAATGCTAGTAAAACGCTTATAATCGATAATATGTTCGCCATTGATATTAATGTAATGGACGCCATTCACTTTAAAGAATGAAAAACACAACTTCTTACCATCTAATTTTTTTATAATAAAATTATCTGTATTTATTCCGGTAAAATGTTTGATAATGAGATGCCCTTCGCATTCTTTGAATTCAGTGGTTTCTTCGCCTTTTTTATTTTTTGATTTATCTAGTAATAAATAACTGTCCATACGATTATTTATTATTGTTTAAGAAATTAATTAAGCAAGTTTAACTTACTTTTTTCGTTTGTCTTTTTTATCAGTGTATTCGAAAACAACTGTCGATGTATTAGGAAACTTTTTTAATAATTCTTTGGTTTGTATTTTTATCTTGTCTGATATTTGTGGAGTCACATTTCCTTTTATAGCGCTTCCCCAATCAATATACAAGTAAAATGGCTCGATAAAATTCACTTTGTAATTTTCTGATATTAATTTTTGCATAATAAAAATAATACATGATTTCATATCATAAAATGGAAATCCTATTAAAATTTTTGGGACTTCAAAGAAAATAAATGTCTTGTCTGTATTCTTGTTTGTATACAAAATTTTTTCTATACATTTGTTTAAAACCAATGTAAAGACGTCATTCCGAGCTTTTTCTTTAACTGATCTTTCCTGATGCAAATTATTTACATTCGGTATCATAGTACCCTTACCTTTGTCTTTGTCTTTTGTATCAGAGTTCATTGATAATAACATAGAAAATAATTTTGATGTTTTTGACTGTACAGCTTTTTACTTTGATTTTTTATTGAGTGCTTCCAAAATATACTTATAAAAGTTAAATTCTTGTTGTTGTTGTTGTTTTTTAATAAATAAGCCATTAACAGCGTCTTTAACAGAATAAATTGGATATTCTTGTCCAACATAAATTCCAGCAACAAAGGCAAGGACTGCATAAAACATTTTTAATTTGCTTGAATTTTAATAAGAATTCAATTTTAATTCAGTTTCGTTTGGAGTTCCGATAGATCATCTCTCCAAAGATCTCGATCTGTTTTTGCAGACAATGTATCTAATTCTTTGCGTTTTTCTTTGCATGCATTTTCTAATTCATTCACTTTTTCTAATGACATACTGATAATTGGCATTCTTGTTAAATAGTCAAATGACCCGTCGCTTCGTTCAACGTCGCTTCGTTCACCGTCGCTTCGTTCACCGTCGCTTCGTTCAACGTCGCTTCCTTCGACGTCACCAAATTTAGCGTATTTTCGGTCTTCTAAAAGTCCTTCAATCACACTTTTTGCTTTCTTGTTAATATCCAATTTTCCAGAGATATATTCTGAAATAAATCTTGCTTTATTTTCTAATATCTTTAATTGGCGTTTGAGAATTTTGATCAAATATTCCTTTCTTTTATCATAATATTCTAAACGAAGATCAAAGTAATCAAGAAGAATGTCATTTGGATCCGTGTACTTTGTTAGAATAAGATCTTCACTAAACAAATTCATATTCGATGTTCCAAAAGACTTGACTAATTTTAGTTCCTTTTCCAACCCATTCGATTTAATTAGAGCAGCGAGGTCTTCTCTATTCTTGAATTCAATCAGGAATAATATTTGATCATTTTCATCTTTTGTTTTATTTTGAACATCCTTTAAAATGATTTGCTTCTTTTTTGATACAGTTTTATTCTTGTTATCTTCAACCAATGATTCCAAGAATTCTTTATAAGTTGTCACACCCATACCAATAGGTAATTCCGTGACTTTAACTTGTGTTTCTGAAAGCACTTCGTATCTGCCTTTTGTAAAGTAATGTCCAGGACGATTCGGATCCTCTTCAAGAATACCTTTGAAATTTTTGAAATAAGGAGTCATTCTTAAAGGATCTTTATTGTCAAGAACTCTTAAAAGATTTGCAATAATGTCCTTTGGATTGAAGGGAGGAATATAAGTACTGTATCCCGTGCCAATCCCTTCACACCCATTCACCAATACCATAGGGATAATCGGAAGATACCATTCTGGTTCAATTGACATACCGTCATCATCTAAAAAATTCAATAAACCCACATCCTTTTTATTAAAGATCAATGATGTAAGATCATTCAGTTTTGTATAAATGTATCTTGGACTTGCAGCATCCTTCCCCATATGATTTCTACTGCCGAAATTTCCGTCAGGAAAGAGTAGATTTAAATTATTTGATCCAACAAAATCTTGTGCCATACCGATAATCGCTTGTTGCAATGATGCCTCGCCATGATGATAACCTGTCTCAGCTGAAACATAACCTGAAAGCTGCGCGACTTTAATCACTTTAGTGATATTCTTTTTGAGCATATAATACAAGATTTTTCTTTGACTTGGTTTTAATCCATCGCAAATACTCGGAATACTTCTCATATTATCGTAAATCGAAAAGTGAATTAATTCTTTATTAATCAGATCTTGATAAGAAACACGGTTTTGTTTAGCATCAACATAAAGATTTTTATTGTATTTCGATAACCATGCTTTGCGTTTGTCTGTGCATTTAACTTGCGGAGTGTCCACTTCGGCATTTTCTGAGCCGGTGTCATGTGAGCTAGTTTTGACATTCTTGTCTTTTTCAAATGCAAGTAAAATAGATTCATCGCATTTTTGATCTTTATAGAAATAGTCCATCTTTAATTCTTCAATACGTTTAAATGTATCATGTGCATCCGTTTTATTTGATGTTCCTAACCCTTTAAAATAACGTATTTGATAATTGCTTGGATTAGGTTCGCTCCCTTTCCATTTATGATAATCTTGTTCTGTAAAGAATTCGATTACCTTTTTACCTCGAATCGCTTTAACGATGGGCGTTCTAACAGTTTGAATAAAATCCAGTTTTAAAAGACTTGGCCATTGAGCATGAAAAATATTTACAAGCAATGATTTGATATGCGAGCCGTCTACGTCTGCGTCGGTAAGAATCATAATTTTTGAATAACGGAGATCATTTGTGTCTTTGTACACACGATCTTGTTTGAGACCCAAAATTTGTTTTATACTATTTAACTCTTCGTTATTAGTTAATTGTGAAACGGTTGCATCTCTTACATTAAGCGCTTTACCCTTTAAGGGATAACACCCGTAACGTTCTGGACCGACAACTGAACGACCCCACATAGCAAACGTCAAGGCTGACAGCCCTTCTGTTAAAATCAGAGTGCATTCTTTTGACTTTGCTGTGCCTGCCCAAAGAGCATCTTCTAACTTAGGAATGTAAATCTTGTTCACTTTACGACCATCAGTTGCTTTAGCTAAAGTGGCTGTTTCTTTTAATTTACAAAATTCTACAATGTCTTCAACAATCGAACTCTTGTAAATTTTAGTAATAAATGTTTCTGAAACATCTACTTTGCATCCGAAATCCTTTGATTGCGTCGTCAATGTTTCCTTTGTTTGAGAATTAAAAGTTGGATTGATAACCGTTGCTCTTAAAAATAAAAATAAACGGTCTTTTATAAAACTGGGCTTGACATCCTTCAACTTTTTCTTTGTTTCCAAAAGTTCTTTTAACCGTGAAGTGATTTGATACAAGATGTAATCAACATGTTTACCACCGCTATTGGTTGCATTACCATTTACAAATGAAATCTGTTCAAATTGAGATGATGGAACAACTGCATATTCCCAAATAAAAGTCGTTTTATTCACTTTTTGAGTTATGGATTCAACAATAGGGGTTGTATCATCAAAGAAATACTTGATGTAATCTGTAAATGTTTTTCCCTTGATTTTTTCTCCATTCAAATGAATCGAGATGTCACTTCTTGTACACGCTATGATATCATAAACACGCTTGTTCATAAGTGCAATCGTATCGGTTTCAAGTGATTTCATATTAAATCGGGCGTAGTCTGGTAAAAAAGTAATTTTTGTATAACTTTTTGTACTATTTGACGTAATTTTAGGCTTTGAACGATGTTCCATATTATCTGTGTATTCTTGAACAAATTTCTTTTTATTGTCTGAATCAACTGTTTCAACTACAAATCGCTTTGAAAAAATATTACACAACTTAACACCTAAACCATTGGTCCCAGCTCCCGTTCTCTCTTGTGTATCATCATAATTACTACCAGAAAGAAGATGTCCGAAAATAAGTTCTGGTACATACAATTTATGTTCTGAATGTTCAACGACTGGCACTCCTGTTCCATTATTCCAAACACTGATTTCGCCTGTATTTGTGTCATAGTCAACTTTAATAGATGTGACTGTAGGATCTCGAGTAGCATGATCTGTTGCATTGGTAAGTACTTCATCAACGATTTTTAAAAATCCAGGAGAATAATCAACGAAACGTTTGACCATTTTATTTTGAGGTGCATCAAAAACCCACAATTCTTCAGATACCTTTGATACACTTCCTATGTACATGCCTGGACGTTTAATCACGTGCTCACGTTGAGACAATTTTTGATATTTTTCTTCAATAGTTTTGGTCATTAGTAAAAAATAAAAATTTGCTTTAAATTTCAATTTTTATTTTTTATAATTTACTTATTTCAATATAAATTACACCATTAGTCCTTGGAGTTGTGCTAAGGCCGCTTCAATTTGTTGATCAAGATCTTTAATAGCATTTACAAGAATAGCTGGATAAGCCTCTTTGATTGACTTTATGTCATCTAAAATTCCATCAGAACCTTCATCAATGATTTCTGGAATGATTGTTTCTAGTTCTTGAGCAATAAATCCATATTGTTCTCCAAGACGTAAATTATCTTTCCATTTAAATGCGACAGGGCGCATTTGCATTACTTCTGTTAAGCCACGTGAATAGTCTACAATATCTTGTTTTTTACGAACGTCAGAACGTATAACGTATCCACTACCATAAAAACTTGAACAAGTGATACCGTCTGCTGCTAATCCGCCTCCCCAACCCCCTGGCCAGTCACTTGAGTAACCGCCATTATTAGTTATAATCACTCTCGACTTATTTCCTGCACCTGCAATTGTCATGCCATGAACTGACCCATTATAAAATTTATGAACATCGAAACTTGCATTCACTTGATACCTTAAGGTATTATAATTAACACCAAACCCAAAAAAGGCTGTAGCAGTTGCGAGAGAATCTGATGGACCGCCATCCCAGAGCACAAGCGTTTTATTATTTGTTCCATTATTACCAACACGCAATGAGCCAGCTACTTCTAAATTTAAATTTGGACTTGTGATACCCATACCGATATTTCCATTTTGTAACATTGTCATTTTAGATTCCCAGGAGTCGAGGTTGTTGAACCGGTGTGAAAATACATAGTGTCATCTGTACAAATATGGAGATCAGAGTCATCATAAATACGTGAATAGCCACTTCCCCAATGAATGCCGTAACCGGTATTAGGAAAATTGATACCTAAATTGTTGTTTGAAGCGCTAGAGAACATCAAGTTGTTGTTAATTCGTGCAGTTCCATTGACATCTAACGTTTGTGCAGGGCTTGTCGTATTGATACCAACAGAACTTGCAGGACTACCAGAACTTCCAGCACCTAAACACAGATTGTATGTAGTTACGCCATTTAAATTCGCTCCAATTAAACCTACATTGTTTGTTGTATCCATCATCAAACCTAATCGTTTACGAGAATCGGATGCTCCGGAAATAATAATTTGACCATAATCGCCTGGGTAAATATTAGATGCATCACCCTGAACATTTAATTTACTTAAAGGACTTGTTGTACCCACACCCACATTGCCTCCTGTTGTAAAAAGTGATCCAAGTGTATTTGAGTTACCTATGGCAATTAAATTCGACGTAATTATTGCTGTTCCAATAGTTGCATTTGTGATATTTACACTTCCTGCACTTATATTCGTGTCAATTAAATTCGTTGTAGTTAAATTTACGGTGGTTAAAGTCCCAGCAACACTTAAGTTTCCTGACACAACTATATTAGCTGCACTCACGTTACTCACACCTAAATTAGCACCAGTTAGAGTCGTAGCTGAAATGGTGTTATATGCGATATTGTAATTAAAAGTTTCAGACATCCGAACGTTATTATATTAATATATAATAAAATAATTTTTGATAGAAAATTTAAATTTAATTTTTGATAGAAACTTTAAATTAAGAGAACGTAGTTTAATTCGAATGTTTGATAAAATGTAAAATTAAGTTTTTAGTACGAATACACGGGCGTGTTAAAAGCAACAACCATGGAAGCAAAAGCAGATAACAATAAAACGAGTGCCATAACTAAATTCGCAATTAAAAAGTTGTAGTTAGTGCCTTTTTCTTTATCAGCATAACATTGCATACCAATCGAACTTGTTGCAACTGAGAAAACTGCAATGATCATTAAAAAGAAGGCGTAAAAAAAGGACGTGAAGTTCATTATTATATACAATAACAAAACAAATAAATTTTTTTTAAAAATTAAATAAAAAAGATATTATTTAAGCGGGCACATTTTATTTTTTTTTTCATAGAATAACATAATATGCTAAACGAGTTTGAAAAGTTGACGTTGAACAAGTTCAAGATAAAGGACATACTTCCAAATGCCACGATTCTTTTACTTGGAAGAAGACGAAGTGGTAAAAGTTTTTTAGCACGTGACATATTTTATTATCATCGAGATATACCGAGAGGCATCGTTTTTTCTGGAACTGAAAATGCAAATCCATTTTTTGGAGACTTTATCCCAGATACATTTATTCATTCTGAATATAGCCCTGACTTAATTGACACCGTTTTAGCAAATCAGGGTCTCAAAATTAGAAAAGCACGAGAACAAGGCGTTAAAGACGGATTATTAGAATCTAACCGTTTTTTTATTGTATTAGATGACATGTTAGCAGATGCCAGTTCTTGGAAAAAAGAAAAAACAATTCAAGAAATCTTTTTTAACGGACGTCATTTTAATATTTTTTTCATCCTCACTATGCAATATCCCTTAGGTATTCCACCGGCATTACGTTCCAATATTGACTATGTATTTATTTTCAATGAACCCAGCATAAAGAATCGCAAGAAAATATACGAAGACTACGCATCTGTTATACCCAGCTTCAACGTATTTAATAACATATTAGACTTTTGTACACAAAACCATGAGTGTTTAGTCGTAAAAACATCAGGAACTTCGACCGATATGAAGGATCAAGTTTTTTGGTATAAAGCCACCGAACACGAAGACTTTAAAGTAGGTCATCCAAAATTATGGGAGTACCATAATTCCCGATACAATTCAAAGCATAAAAATGAACGTGATCATGAAAAAGAAGAGATTGATAAACTCCGTCATAAATACGCTAATTCAAGAAAACTTAAAGTAATTGTTTCACGAGAAGGCGATGTCGTAGATGGATATTTAACTGACTAAAGCGCGACGTGATCAAAAATTTAATCTAAAACGCCCCTGTCTACCAAGTCCTGGTAAACTTTGCCACCCACTTTAATACGACGTTTTGTTTCTGGATTGATAATTTCTGTTAATTCGCGTTTCTTCTGTTTAAGTTGATAAAAAGAACGACATAAAGGACAAACATCACCATTATTTTTTCCATGACTTATTAAACATAATTCATGAAACGTATGACTGCATTCTAATCTAATAATTTCGGATTCACTTTCGGATGTGTCAAAACAAATATTGCAATCGAAATTAACATCGACGTCGTTAACTTCCGCGTCGTTAGCTTCAACGTCGTTAGCTTCAACGTCAACGTCACCGCCTTCAATGTCGTCTTCAATCTCGTTAACTTCGTCTACGTCGTCGTTAACTTCGTTGTCGACGTCAAAGTCAAAGTCAATTTTGCGTTGGATACTTTTGTAAAACCCGTCCATTTCATAGATAATATTAAAGTAATTGATGAAAAAAAGATCAATTTCAAAACAGCGAGTCTCATAATACCCTATTTCATAAAGGTATTCTAAATGACGGAGGTCTCTCATGATCTCGGTGATATTATGATAAATGTATTGTTCAATGTATTCTGTAAATAATTCAGGTTGTTCGTTTTCAAGATATCTAAATAAACAGGTTTTCCAACTTTGATAGAGAACGTAATCCGTATACGTAGGGTCATCTCGTCCACCGGGTTCAAATGTATAAGGGTTATTATCTAAAAAACTTCTAAAAGTTAATAAAATAGTTTCAATGCCCATACTACTCGTCCAACGTTCATTGTCGGATGGCCAAGTATTTAAAATAGTACTACAACATTTACCATCTTCATACATATTAGGGTGAATACGAACAGAGTCATAATTTACAAAATAAACCTTTGGAGGGCTATGGGGATAGTCTTCTGGAATTTCGAAATCAAGACGGATGAATTTATGCCTATAAACGGAATCATAAGGCGCCTTGATAATTGTCTGCACACGATTTATATTCGTTTCATCAAAATAAACCAAGTATTCATTTTCTAACAATGGTTTTTGATTTTGTTCAATAAACAACCTTTTTATTTCATGCAATAAACGTTTATTAGTCATTGATTTAACAAATTATTTTTATTTTTTATATTAAACTTTTATATTTCTTTTATTTACAATTAATAATAGAATATTAATGGAAAATAAAAGAAAAGAACTAACAGTCGTCGAAGTCGTCGAAGTCGTCGAAGTCGTCGAAGTCGTCGAAGTCGTTGAAGATGTAGCAGATTCTTACATTTTTATAGATAAAATTAAACCTAACAACAAAAGTTCAGAATCAAGTTGGTCTGAATACATTAGAAAAACATATAATACAACTTCTATTTTTCTTGGAATTGCAGTTATTTATCTTTATTTTTTATATAAAAAGCCAAGTAAGTCAGCGTCAAACTTGTAAATTTAAAATAAAACTTCTATATAAATACAAATGATTTTAACAATAGATATAGGATTACGGAATTTAAGTATGTGTATAATGAATGCAGTAGATAAAACTAATCTACAGACTTACACGATTCATTTATGGGACGTATTTAATACATTGGATTCAGATGAATATCGATGTCAAGGTATACAACGAAGTGGTAAGATATGTAATAAAAAATGCTCATTAAAATATAATTTAAACAATGAGATCAATCATTCGTGCAAAACGCATTTCCCTAAAGAATTATTACCTATTAAAAAGACGAATGAATTTAAAGTAAAAGCCGTTGATGATTATTTATTACAAGATATAGCAAGAATTGTTTTAACTAAAGTCCAGGATATCTATGACATGCATAAACCGATTTTTGAACAATTAACGAGTATTATAATAGAACTTCAACCTAAAATAAATCAAAAAATGAAGTTTACATCTCATATAATCTATGGGAAATTAGTAGAATTATATAAAGAAAGCCCTACTATTATTAGATTTGTCCGGGCTTCACAAAAATTACATGCTTATACCGGTCCAGCAATTGAATGTAAATTAAAAGGGGCATATGCTAAAAGAAAATGGTTGAGTATACAATATACACAATGGTTTTTGGAAAATAAATTTTCAAAAGAACAAAAAGAAAAATGGTTACCTCTATTTTTATCACATTCAAAACGTGATGACGCATCAGATGTTTATCTTATGGGAATTAATGCACTGCATGGTATTCCAAAGAAACAAATGACGAATAAAAAAGGCAAGTGTATTAAATAAGTGCGTTTGAAATCGTATTTAAAAATAAAAGATTATTAAAATAAAAAAAGATGATTCAGGGGTCTAATAAAACAATGCTTGGAAGTGTAAAAGGAAAATTTTTATCAGATTTTCCAGATATCGTTAAAGAAATTGATCTAACTAAACATAAAGATTTAGATATTTCAAAAATACAAGCCGGGAGTAATCAAGTAATATTAAATTGGATATGTATTTATTGTAAAGAAAGTTATCAAAGAAATATTAATCAAAGAACGCGCGGATCTTCGGCTTGTCCTAAGAATGAATGTATGTTATTAAAACGTTCTAAAACAAATAATGAAAAATTTGGATGGACACCCAAGTATAAGTTAGATAAAGGAATTGTATTAGATAAAAAAGAAATACTTGAACCATCTGAAAATGATATAGAAGAATGGAGAGAAATTCCAACAGAATTGTTATTATCAAAATATCAAATTAGTAATTTAGGAAGAATTAAGAATAAAAGAACGCAATATATTTTAAGTCAGAATCCGAGAAAGGATGGATATGTATCAAATACGTTATTCCTAGATGATAATACTCAGAAATCAAAAATTGTTCATGTATTAGTTGCTAAAACATTTATAGATAATCCACTAAATAAACCGACAGTTAATCATATTAATATGAATAAAAGTGATAATAGAGTAATTAATTTAGAATGGGCTACCTATTCTGAGCAATCTTATAAAGAAAATAAATCTCCATATAAAATTAATGGATATAAACGTATTGATCAGTACGATTTAGAAGGAAATTTTATAAAAACATGGGATAAGGCAATTGATGCAGAAAGAGAATTAAAAATTGATAGACGAAATATTTTAGAAGTATTAAAAGGAAGACAAAAAAAATCAGGTGGATTTATATGGAAATATAACAAAGATAATGATATTATTGACGGTGAAATATGGAAAAAATGTCCATTAGGAGATGATTATGATAAAGTTTTAGTATCAAATTTAGGTAGGATTAAAATTAAAGAAAATAATCCAACATATGGAACTTTAAGAAAAAACGGTTATTATGATATAAAAATACTTAATACAAAAAAAAAATATAAAAGTTATCGTGTACATAGAATTGTATGTTTAGCATTTATAGAAAATCCCGAAAATAAACCATTTGTTAATCATAAAGATCAGAATCCTTCAAATAATACGATTGAAAATTTAGAGTGGATGACTAATAAGGAAAATGTAAATTATTCATTGGATCTAAATAATAGAAACAAAAATAATAAGAGAAGTAAATTTGTTATTCAGATAGATCCATTAACAAATAAAACTATAAAAGAATTTCAATCAATAAGTGTAGCATCGAAAGAAACTAAGTTTAATTATAACTCAATTAGCTGGTGTTGCAAAAAATTTAGAGGACACGTTTTAGCAGGTGGATATAAATGGTCCTATAAAAGTGAATAAAAAAGGCAAGTGTATTAAGTGAAAGCACTGTGAAAGCACTGAACGCACTGTATAAGCAACTATATAGTAAGTGATTCAGTATAGCAAAAGCGAATCCAATCGATTTCTTTTATAAAAATTTTATAATTAGATAAAAACTTGGTTACTACGCCAAATGTTACATCGATTTCTTTATGATTTTCTTCAATAAAATGTTTTGGAATTAGAAGACGTGTCTTTTCGGTTTTTTTTGCTAAAATAAATTCATAAAGTCGCTCAACGCGTGTTCCCAAGAAATATGGAAACCGAGATTTAAGATCATAAAATAAACTAATGATATTTTCACATAAATCTGTTTCTTCATATTCTTCTTCTGAATCTTGATCGTAACTGTAATTATTACATTCTTCAAAATGAACCGTTGTTTTTTTATATTCTTCCATACTTATTTTAATTTTTTTTTTTATTTATCTTCAATTTTTATTTAAATAATAATTTTTATTTTATTTTGTTATCATATATTAAAACAAAATGGAACTCACAAGCTTCATTCAAAAAAATCATGTGTTAGAAATCCTTGTCGTCCTCGGAGCTGTATTTTTATTCATTCGTTATTTTTATTTCCGAGAACAATTAGAAAATACTGAAGCGCCTAAGGAAGTTCCTGTTGTTGCTATTGCGCAACCTACTGTCGCACCTGTTGCTCAAGCACAAGCTCCCACAGCCACTGAACAACAAAAACATATTGATACCATTGTTGCTGGCCAAACTCAATTAACTACCGAAGATCTTTTACCCAAATATGATGAAGCCAACGCCTTTGTTAAAGAAAACCCTGTTGCTAAATTATTACAAGAACAAAACTTTTTACAAGCTGGTTACCACATGGGCATTAACACAGTCGTGCAGTCAAATAAAATAAAGTATCAAGATTTGCGATCTGCCCCTCCCATCGCTAAACAAGAAGTCGGACCTTTCTTGAACAGCAGTTTCGAAGAAGCTATGGGCGCTAAACGTCGTCATTTCGAGCTAGCTTAAATAATCAGTTCGTGTAGTTAAATAACAATTAAAATTTTTATTAATATTTAATAAAAATATCATTGTAGTCGATGCAAATTATAAATAAGTTTACTTTAATTTACATGTAAGTGATTTTTTAGAACAGACTGCTCTAAATGCTTCATATTTATCCAATATTTCTTTAAAAGGCGGAGTAGGCACTGTAACAAAAGTTTTTGCTTTAAATTTTTCGACTTTAATGTAATAATCGCGTTTGCTGATTTCTTCATTACGATACATATTTTTTAAACGACGTTTTTCATCTCGATAACATTTTTGTTCTTGTTTAATTAATTTACGATTGACTTTATCTTTCATTAAATAAAACCAATACATTAATTCGATACGGCCTGTTAAAAAAGGTTCTATTGGAAGTTCCTTTAAAAATACTGTGAATGAATTTCTGCAAAAGACACATGGCAATATATTATCTAAACTTGTTAATAAAACTTTGAAATCCTCCCTTATTTTACGATGTTCTTCTGTTTTGACCTTGATAGGATATCTACCCATAATAGATATAAATAAAAAGTCCCAGGCATGGGGCCCCCAATTACGCGTACTCATACCACCTGTACCGTTATACATTGAATAATCAATGTTTTCTGGCAACTTAATTACGCTCGGTTTCATTGTTATTATTTACCAACAATTTAAATTTTTTTAATTAGATGGTCTTTAAGAGAAATTCTTACTAATTCTCGCTTACGTATTGTAGTAATTTCGATAAATGCTATATTTGCAACTATTTCTTTAACAATAGTAATGGAAAATCCAGAACGAGTTACTTTTTATTTTTATGACGGACCCGAAGGGTACGAATCCCTTGTAGACTCGAAATCCCAGACGAGTCTTGTAGACTCGAAATGCACGAAGACAAGTATAACATTAAAACAGGAGATCAAGGGTGTAAAATGTAATAATCATTGTATTTAAACTTAATTCATAATTTATTTCAATGAAGTTGTTAGCCATAACGATTTTAAAACTTTTCATCCATATTTACTTGTATTTGAGAAATCTTTACATTTCTTTTTGTTCATTCATGTCATTTGATCTAAAATATTCAAAAGAAAAAGGACTGTATATTTATACATTTTATGACACCAATAACAAATACAAGACGCTTTATTTTTTAAATCATAAAGACTTCCGAGACTACCTAAACAGAGTTGGAGAAGACACCGATGTCAATTTACAAATTGTTCATGCAGCACTTATTACCGATACAGATTATTTAGTTGATTTAACAGAACATGCCAAGTCGTTTGCCTATTATTTCAAATATCCATCAAAATTACCATGGAAAAAAGTAATAGATACGGTTAATTATCAAACGCCACATGAAAAAAATCTAAAAATGTATATTCAAAGTACAAATACAGAAGGAAATTCAATCCAGCATTCTGAACAGACGTTCGATGCGCCCATGGATCTCGTATCTTGAATGCACGCGATTTAAAGTTGCGCGTATAAAAAAATAAAAAAAAAAGTTGACTTAATGTAAGATGAAAAAGGAGATAAATACACTGGTTTGTAGTGGAGGCAGTGTTAGATGTATAACATTTATAGGCGTATTTAAGAAAATTGAAGAAATAAAAAAAATGCAAGACACGGACACGGACACAGAGCTTGACGAGGACGCAGAACCTCGCAAGGACGCGAACGAAAAGGACGCAGAACCTGACGAAAAGGACAATGACGTCCTTCCCAAAATAAATATAAAGACAGTTGCTGGAGTATCTGCTGGTTCTATTTTTAGTTTAATGTATACTGTAGGTTTTACACCTGAAGAGATGCAGGAAGAAATGTTGAATATTCGCTTAGAAAAATTAAAAGAGATTCGTTTCATGAATTTCCTAAGTAAATATGGTCTTGATACAGGCAATCTTATTCTAAAATGGATTGAAAGTTTACTTGCTAAAAAGGCGATTGATAAAAAGATTACATTTATTGAATTATTTAATAAAACACAGATAGATTTGCAAATTTTTGCTGCAAACGTAAATAAATACAATCTTACAAAATTTAATCACATTCAAACACCAGAAATTCAAGTGCTTGATGCAATTAAAATGTCAATGAGTATTCCATTTTTATTTACAGCAACCCATTTTAATACAGAAACAAATACAGTGAATTGTTTAAAAGGTGATGTTCATGTAGATGGTGGATTAATTGATAATTATCCAATTTATTTATTCAAGGATACATTAGACACTACTCTAGGGTTAAAAGTGATAAGTAATGGTGAATTAGATAGTCATAATGTAGATGAAAAGATAGAGGATATTGAAAGTTATATTTATCATGTTTTAGCTTGTTTTATTATTCAAAGAGAGAAAAAGACTACATCGAATGAATTATATAAAGCGAGTACTATTTGCATTCACACTGAAGGAATTACTCAAACATTAAATTTTGAATTAACACGAGATCAAAAAATACGTTTGATCCAAATAGGATACAACAGTACCGATGATTTTTTTAAGTAAATTCGCATTTTGTTAAAAAATAAAAACTATTTTATTTTCTAAACTTAGATATCGACGATATGAGGTTGAAATGTAATGAAACCGACCCCAGGTTGAACACTGAAAGAAAATGTAATGAAACCGACCCCAGGTTGAACACTGAAAGAAAATATAATGAAACCGACCCTAGGTTGAAATGTAATGAAACCGTAGACGAAGAATTTAAATGTTTAAAGCAGATTGGCAGAGGATCTTTTGCAAATGTTTATTTATTTGAAAATACGGTGCCTGTTGAGTCGATTGATTTCGGGAGTCTTATTAATCTAAAAAAAAACAATGAACCTGAATTTTTCATTATAAAAGAAATTGATATTGCCAAGTTGGCTCGAAAACACAAAGGTAAGAAAAGAAATAAAATTCCGAGTTCCAAGATAATTAGCCCTACTCCGTACACTACACCTACAATTAATGTTTCTGAAGACGAATATTATCATACAAAATTAAAAGATTTAATTGATAGTGAAATTCATGTACTTAAAATGATGACCCATCCGAATATTATTAAATTTTTCTCATCTTCATTAGATTATGATATTTATTCATTAAAAATGGAATATTGCAATTTAGGTGACGTTTTTTCTATATTAAAAGAAAAAAACTTGTCAACGAATGACATTTATGAATTGAAAAAATATAGAAATAAATTCAATGGGTTTAATGATGTATTTGTCAACAAATTTTTAATGGATACAGCTGCAGGATTGCAATATATACATGAATCTGGAATTATACATAGAGATATCAAGTTACAAAATATTTTGGTGCACAGCAACACGCCAGGTCGATTTGAGTTTAAAATAACTGATTTTGGATTCGCTTGTTATAATTTTGGTGAAGAACACGGCTCCAAAATCGACATTATTTTAAATAAAAAATATTATAAATTATGCGGGACACCTTATTATATGGCACCTGAAATGATTTTAAATTTAGACAAATTTGAACAAATGTTACAGATAAGTGGAGACGGTACCGCGGAAAGTGAAGGCGAAGGTACCGCTGAAGGCGAAGGTACAGCTGAAGGCGAAGGTACCGCTGAAGCAGGAGTAGGTAAAGAATTACTTTATGATAATAAGATAGATCTATGGGGGTATGGTATATGTTTATATGAATTACTATTCAATGTTTTGCCATTTTCTAATTTAAAAGATATTCATGATTTAAAAGATTTTTATTCGCACAAGAAAACTCAGATATTAATAGATAGAAATATAGATGATAAACAAATTATAGATGACAAACTAAAAATCCTTCTTAAACAACTATTAACAATTAAATCCAAGTGTCGAATTAACACTGAACAATTATTCCAATTTACATCTATATTACGTGAACGACGTGAGCGATCAGAACGAAGTGAACGAACATCGCAGAGTGAACAACGAAGTGAACAACGAAGTGAACGACTTGAACGAACCGAAGGAACAGAACGAAGTGAACAACGACGTGAACGGAGTGAGCGAACAGAACGAACCGAAGACATTGTTGATATTGATTTAAATGAGTGGGATACTATTAACAAACCGAGTACTCTATTTTCAGGAAGTCTCGATTTCAATTTTAAAAAATGGCTTGGCTTAGCGTAAAACTTTTTTATTGCCTTATATTATCTTGATGGAAGAAGATAATACAAGAGAAATTGCATTACAAATATTTTCTAGACCGCCGGGTAGAAGGAATTCTATTCAATTACAATTAGAAAGTACAACAATGCAATTAGAAACTCAAGAGCAAATAGATACATTTATTTTAAATGTTCTTTCATTAATTACTTTGCATGGAATTGATATTTTATTTGGGCATACCAATATAATGGAATTAACGCACGCTAATTATGATTTAATTCAAGAATATGTAAATTCTTATGGATATCAAATCGTAACGCGTTTCGATGAAGAATGTAATTTAGTCATCAAATTTGAAAAGATTTACTGATTTAGATGTGTTTTAGACTGTTTTTAGATTACTCTTAGACTTTTGTGCTTGCTGGACATGCGCGCGTTTTTTATTTATTTAATTAATTAATTTTTAATTAGTTCATTTTCGAAAATTTATTTTCTTTTTCCATATTATAAAAAACTAAAATGGCAGGTGGACTCATGCAACTCGTAGCTTTATAAGCCATAGAGCTCAATAGTCAGCTACCGATATGGTTCTATACTAATACCCTATCGGAAAAATAGTAAAAGAGTATAGCTTGATAAAACTGGCTAGTAAAATGGAACTTTCCATTTTGCGACATTTTCAAATTGCTGGAAACTCCTGAAAGCCTAAACTACTAATTTGCGTTATGCAAAGAACACAGTTAATAGCTGTCCCCAATAGTAAAAATGTTTAGGATTGGACAATCAGCAGGAAAGCTTCCATCAAGGAAGAATCTTCAGAGACTAAATGAAAATGGAGGTGCTTTGCACCTTTAAGATATAGTCCGGCCTATATTGAAAAACATAGGAACTACCGATGGCGCTTAATCTTGGGTGTCAATAGTCAGCTACCAATTTGGGTTTATACTCTCCAAAATGGATAAATAGTAAAAAGTATAATGAAATACATAAAACTGGCTAGTAAAGTGAAGTGTTCTTCATTTTGCGAAACTTTCAAATTGCGGGGACTTTTTTAGAGCCTTAACTACTTAATACCGAGGGATAATGACCTGAGGCATAGTAAAAACGTTAAGGATTAGATAATCCGCAGCCAATCGTTCTTTATGGACGAAGGTTCAACGAGTAAATGGAAGTTGGAATTTAAATAAAAATTCTTAAGATGTACTCTACTCCCAATAGAAGTATTGGGTATTTTAGCAAGATATTTACCTCACCGGTAATCCCCAAATCACTTATTAAAATGAGTGGAAAAGTAGTCAGCTATAACTATCAGGACACTGGTTATAGAAAAACTGTTTGTATTCCTGGTCAATCAATATTACACTGTCATTGTTTTTTATCAATTGATTGACTATACAACTGCTAGTGAAATGAACATTTTGTTCATTTTGCAACATTGTTAAATTGCGGGAAACTCCTAAAGCTTAAAATACTAAGAAATATAGCGCGAGCTTATTTTGGCCAAGATAAAACTTGGGTAGTGGTAATCACAAAGACTATAAAGTCTTTCAGTAATAATTTTTAAGATGTTACAATGGACAATCCGCAGCTAGATATCTAACTCTAAAAAAAAATGAATTAATTTAAGTAATCAACTATTTGTATGATTTTACAAAACAAAGGTGAGATTTATATGATCACTTCTCCATGTGGTAAAAAATATATAGGCCAAACATTATGTTTAGTTAAAAGAAAATCTAAAATGATAGAATGGGGGTCTACTATGAGATGGAAAGAACATGTGAAAGAATCTAAATCTAAAACGAGAGAAGGATGTGTTAAATTAAATAATTTTATAAATAAATATAAAGCAGAAAATTTTATAGTTCAAGTATTATTAATATGTGATATTCGATATTTAAATTATTTCGAAACGTACATGATAAATGAATATAATACATTATCACCTAATGGCCTAAATTTAAAAAAAGGTGGAGATAAAGTAGTATTTTCAGAAGAAACGAAAAAGAAAATGTCAGATTCTGCTAAAGGTAGAACATTTTCTAAAGAAACTATAGAAAAAATAAGAATCGGTAATCAAGGTAAAATAGTATCTAATGAAACAAGACAAAAATTGAGTCAGTCTCTAATGGGTAAATCTATTTCAGAAGAACATAAACAAAAAATCAGTGATTTTCAAAAAAACTATTTACAACCTAAAAGAAAATATATTGATTTACCAGATTATATTTATAGAATAAATTATCCAAATAAACAAGGGTATATGGTTAGAAACCATCCTACTTTAAAAACTAAATGTTTTGTGTCCATTAAATTAACAATGGAAGAAAAATTTAAATTAGCGCAATTATACTTAGAAAAAGATAATGGTTCAACGACTAAATAACAATGGAGGTACGGAAGTACCTTTAAGATATAGTCTAGTCCCTTCCGTCTAACGATGTCTTCGTTAAAGGTGCGGAATTAAATACGCCGAAAGGTGGGGTACAAACGTTTTCAAAGTTGTCTTAATGCAATAGGACAAAAAAGTAATTTTTAAAAGAAATTGCTAGTAAATAGTTAATGAATAATAAGCTATTTGCGACATTATCAAATTGCGGGAAACTCCTTATAGTCTTTACTACTAATTTGCATTAGCAAAGAACACGGTTAATAGCCGTTCCCAAAGGTAATAACGTAAAGAATTGGACAATCCGCAGCCAACTCCTAAAAAAGTGGATTAGGTTCAACGACTAAATGATAATGGAGAAAGCGTAGCTTCGCTTCTTTAAGATATAGTCTACTCCCAATTAAATACATCGAAAGATGGGGTATATAGGATCGCAGACATACCAACTTCGCGTTGGAAAGCATCGAGCAAACATTCAACGGAACTGTTGACTTTGGTAAACTACTGCCATGAAAAGCAATCGGAATCAAATGAAAAGGATAATTTGATTATAAAACCGTAAATACTCCTTATATTAACAAAAACTACCTGCCATGTTTTTTATCTTGTTAATATGCGTATTATTGCTAGTATTTAACAAATGAAAAATTAAGAAATCAATCATCATGATGAATTAATTAATCATTCCTTAGATGCGACATTATTAAATTGCGGGGAACTCCTTATAGCCTAAACTACCAATTTGCATCTAAGCAAAGAACACGGATAATAACCGTTCCCAAAGGTAAAAATGTTTAAGGATTGGATTATCCGCAGCAAATTAATTGTTCAACGACTAAACAATAATGGGGACACTTAGTGTGTTTTTAAGATATAGTCTATTCCCTTCCGTCTAAGGTACGGAATTAAATATACCGAAAGGTAGGGTATAAAAGCGTAAAGTTTCTTGCACCGTTTCTCGTAACGGTGATTTGATCTGGAAGACTTACCTCCAGGTTGCTTTGCCCGCTGTTGCTCAAGTTAGCGGCAATGACAAACAACCTTCCTGGGTTGAAAACATCGGTCATGCTTTGATCGATTACGTCAACATCGAAATCGGAGGCCAAGAGATAAACTATCTGTCTCTAAAAGCGTAAGCTAGTGAATACAAATTAAAAGACAACCGCCGCCAGTTTTTTATCCTGTCAGTTTTTATCCTGATAGTCCTTTTAATTTGTATTTGCGACATTATTAAATTGCGGGAACCCCCTTAAAGTCTTTGCTACCACTCTTATTAAGAAATTTTTAAGAGCTACGGTAATAATGCAACGAATTGGGCAATCCGCAGCCAAGAACCCTACCAAATTGTTAATTTGCGGGTTAAGGTTCAACGACTAAACAGTAATGGGTAATATATTAATTGCCTAAGATATAGTCTAGTCCTTATGGAAACATAAGGTAGGGAATGGAAATTTATTTCCTGTAAAGTATTTTAAACTTTGCATCGTAAGAATTCCTATGAATGTCAATAGACATTCATTATCGTGATCGTCACTATGGTGATTGGTTAAAATGTTAGACCAAAAAAGTAATTTTTAAAAAAAATTGCTAGTGAATATAAATTAAGAGAATGATCATCCGTGCCAGTTTTTTATCAACCATTCCTTAATTTATAATTTGCGACACTATCAAATTGCGGGAAACTCCTTATCGCATCAACTACCACTCTTATTAAGAAATTTTTAAGAGGACCTCGATTAATAATCGAACCCAATGGTAATAACGTTGATGATTGGACAATCCGCAGCCAATCTTCTTAAAAGAAGATGGTTCAACGACTAAATGTTAGTGGAAGAAGTAAAGATGTTTTCTTTGCTTTTTTTAAGATATAGTCTAAACCGTAAAAAATAGGTAGAAATACCCGGTATTAATTGAAACATCTGGAACGAACTTACCCAAACTGCTGAAAAAGCCGATGGTTACAAAGTTATGGTTGGTAACACCACCGATCTTTACTACAGCCACGGTGTTGCAACTGATGCCGCTAGAGCATTGCCAGCAACTACTTTGTACGTTCCTTTGCAATTCTGGTTTTGCAGAAATCCCGGCCTAAACTGTATGGGCCTAAAAGTAAATTGTTAAAGCAATTTGCTAGTGAAATAAAGTCAAAGTTAAACTTGCCATGTTTTTTATCAAACTTTGACATTTATTTCGCGACAAATTTAAAATGCGGGAAACTCCTTATAGCCTTAGAGTACCAAGGTAGTGCTGAAAAACATTACTGGCTGAGAAAAGAACTCAGGTACGGTAAAAACCTCCGAGGTATGGACAATCCGCAGCCAAGAACCCTACCAAATTAAATTTTAATTTGCGGGTTACGGTTCAACGACTATAATAATTTGGACAATTAATGTTTAAAGTATAGTCTAGTCCCTTCCGTCTTGGACGGAAATTAAATATGCTGAAAAGCAGGGTACAAACGTGCATTGCCCTTGATCGCCCTTCAATATCATGAAGTTAAATTCAACATCTCCTTCCAATCTGTGGCCAACTGTCTCTTCCAATACTCTGGAACTGGTGCCGCCACTGAAGCCTACTCTGGAACTACTCCCTCTTTGGGATATGCTTCCTTGTACATTGACTATGTTTATCTCGATACCGATGAACGTCGTCAATTCGCACAGGTTCAACATGAAAAACGTGTTAAAAAGTAAACATTAAAAATGTTTGCTAGTAAATAGAAATAAGATCCGCCTGCCAGGTTTTTTATCAAGCCTTATTTCTATTTGCGATACTTTCAAATTGCGGGAACGTCCTTATAGCATCAACTACCACTCTTATTAAGAAATTTTTAAGAGGACCTCGATTAATAATCGAACCCAATGGTAATAACGTTGATGATTGGATAATCCGCAGCCAATCTTCTTAAAAGAAGATGGTTCAACGACTAAATGTTAGTAGAGAAAGCGTAACTTCGCTTCTTTAAGATATAGTCTAGTCCCTTCCGTCTAAAGTACGGAATTAAATATACCGAAAGGTAGGGTATTATCGGAATACCTCATTGAACAACTCCAATTCACTGGCGGTGAATCAATCACTGCTACTAACTACAAAGCCAAGCTTGCTTTGAACCATCCTTGCAAGGAACTCGTCTGGGTCCTCCAACCCACTGCCAACTTGTTCGGTGACTACACCCACTCTGGTGCCGATTTGTTGGAAAGTGCTAAACTCCAATTGAACGGACAAGACCGTTTCTCTCAACGTGATGCCGCTTACTTCAACTTGGTTCAACCTTATCAACATCACACTCGTATTCCCGGAACTGGTGTTTACGTTTACTCGTTCTCCTTGAACCCTGAGCAGCATCAGCCCTCAGGGTCGGTCAACATGTCTCGTATCGACAACGCTACCTTGTTGTTGAACTTGACTGGTGCCGTTGCTTGCGAACTCTCTGTCTTCGCGGTCAATTATAACGTCCTTCGTGTGATGGCCGGTATGGGCGGCTTGGCCTATAGTAATTAATAAGATTTCGTGTTAATCTTATCTCTTTATCATGTATTCATGTCTTATTTTTAAGAAAATTAAATCATGGGTTTAGGGACTATCCGAATCCTACTATGTATTCTTTTTATTTGTGTATAATATAAATAAAACGAACAACTTGATTTAAAGATAACTTTATTACGCTATTAATATAAATATATAACATGAATAATTTAATTAAATCAGAATCAGTTAATTTTAACGAACTTGTTAAAACAAGCAATAAGACTATTTTAAGCGAACAATTGCAATCAAAAATGGTGACAATTCTAAATGAAGAATTTGATGAAGAAGAACAACGTTGGTACATTGCGAATTTATATGTTTATATGAATTACCATCCAACAAATGATTTTCCGATCAATCTAGCAAATGTGTTTCATATGATTGGATTTGCAAACAAAGGTAATGCGATGAAAACAATTAAAAGTAATTTTGTAGTCGATGAAGACTATAAAATCTTGCTTTTCCGTACGGAAAAGCAAGTTTATGGTGGTCATAACAAAGAAGATATTATGTTAAATGTCGATACTTTTAAAAATTTATGTATGATTGCGAAAACAGAAAAAGGAAAAGCGATCAGAAAGTATTATGTAAAATTGGAGAATATTTATAATCGATTTGTCAGAGAAGAAATGCAACGAAAGGAAGAATTATTAATTCGAGAACGTGAAAATATAAAATTAGAATGGACTTATGATTTGCAAAAAAAAAAATCTCGAGTTGGAATCTAAAGAACAACAGTTACAAATGACTTTAAAAGCTAAACAACTTGAAAAACATAATCTTTTATTGCGCGAATTTGGTATTTCTACTACTCCAATTATTTATATCATAAAAGTTAAAACATTAAATGAACACGCGTATATTATTAAAATTGGAGAAAGCAGACGTGGTGTGCAAGATCGATACAATGAACATAAAACAAATTATCGAGACGAAGAAATTGTAGTATTGGATTGTTTCAGTGTAATTAGAAGTAAAGATTTTGAAAAATTTCTGCATAATCATATTGATATTAAACCAAGTAAAGTGACCAATTTAGTTGGTCATGAATCTGCAACTGAATTATTTTTGATTGGAGAAGATCTTAGTTACAGTTGCGTATTGAATATTATAAAAGAAAATATTAAACATTTTAATAATACAGATGGGTTTGAATTGGAAAGATTACAGTTAGAAAATGAAAACTTAAAACTGCAATTACAATTAAAAGAACGACCGCGTGACGAAAATATAACTCAAGAATTTCTAAACAACAAAATTGATCAATTAGAAAAAAATTTAACTAAATTAATTCAAGCACAAACTAATATTAAAACCACAACAGGTTTCAATGAACCATTACGAACACTTGGGCCGCGTCTTCAAAAAATAAATCCTGATACTATGCAATTAATAAAAGTGTATGAATCCGTTTCTGAATGTATAAAAGAAAATTCTCAAATTAAACGTCCTAGTTTGAATAAAGCGATTGTCGAAAATACAATTTATAAAAATTTTAGATGGGCATTTGTTGATCGCGAGTTCGATCCGCACATCATTTCATCGGATTTGGGGAAAACAAAGCCAGCACGTCTTCAGAATCTTGGATATATTGCTAAATTAAATGTTGATAAAACACAAATTTTAAATGTTTATATAGATAGAAAAACAGCTGCTAAACTAAATGAAATAAGATCTTTAGATACACCAGTGAAAACAGGAAAAATTGCAAATGGACATTATTATCTTTTATATGATACTTTATCTGATGAATTAAAATCAACTTTTCATAAAAATTTTATTTTGTACCTTGATGGCCTCGGTAAATTTGATACACATAATAATTTAGTAGCAGAATTTGTATCCAAGTATGATTGTGTTTATAAAGAAAAAATTAGTAACAAATCTCTTGTAAAAGCAATCAGTAATGGTAGATTGTATAATGGCTTTTATTACAAATATCTTGGTAGTAAATTGTTTATATAAAAATTGAATTTAAAAATATTTTAAGTCATTATAGTATGGTTTCAGAAGATTTCAAACAATATTTAAGTGGCTTTTTTGATGGAGATGGTTGTATTGCCGTCGAAAAACAAAATGGAGGTATCTCGTAAGAAAGTAACTGATGAGGAAATATACTTTATTCTAGATAATTTAGAAGATAAAATGATACTTGAAAAATTTAATTCTAAATTTAATAAAAAAATTTCAAAAGCCACTATATCAGATATTAGAAATAATAAACTGAAACCTTATTTTGAAAGAAAAAGACCCATACTTAAAGAGAAAACGCAACTCAAGCCTGAAGACAGATTTAATTTACTTTCAGATGAGCAATTGATCCAAATAATGAAGATGAAGTCTCAAAAATTAACTACACAAGACGTCTCGGATTTTATTAAAGAGAATTTTCATATTGTTATCAATAGGAATTTTATTTCAAAATTATTTAATGGTGAAGTCGATTTACCTGAACATATTCTAAATTCAGACGACTATAAAATGATGATCGCTAATACTAAACAAAGAACTGTCAAAGCCAAGAAATTTACTGAAGAAGAAATTGATTGGATTAAAATAAATAATACGGAACTTAGTCTAGGCGAACGTTGTCGATTATTCGAGAAAAAATTTAATAAAACAATAACAAAAACGTATTTATCTAAATTGCTGGTTTGAATAGTTTAAACTTAATTAAATTTAGTACATAAATGAATTTCGGACGCTTAGCAGAACGATTTTATTTACCATTTTGTACTGGCATGACACTTTATGGATTTTCAAGAAGTTGGAGAAGTAAAAGTGACGAACACGAACTTGGCGTAGATAAATGTATTCGAAGTATTTTTAATGGAATTGCATACGGTGTTCCTAATCCCTATCAAATTTATGCACTTTATTCATTAACAAGACGTATTGAAATCGAGATGTCTTTGTCAAATAAAGAAACTCATAAGGATGCTTTCAAAGAGATTGGTGGATATTGTTATGATACTTTATAAATTAATTTTTTTACCTTTTTTAACAATTTATTTAATTTTTTAAATTGTTCTTTTGTGTCTATTTGTTCCTTTCGGGCACTTTGTTCCAGGCGACCAGCACCGAATTTGATGTGACCTGAACTTTTAACAATCGATTTTTGTTTTTTTGCTCGCTGAATGCTTTTTTTAGAAATCGATTTATATGTTCTTGGTGTCATCTTGTTAACACGTTTACTTGGTCTGCATAAAGGATACTTGTCCATTTTGTCTGATTTTGATCGCCCGCAGCTTTTGTATCCAACAATTTTTCCTTCGGAATTTCGAATAGGTCTGTTAAGATCGATCCATTTTTCACGATACCATCGTTTTAATCCAGAACTGCTAGTCTTTTTTCCGCTAAATTTCCCACCTAATCGTTTATATTCTCGAACAATCCAACTTGATTTATATGCACTTGTCTTGGCTTCAAATTTAGCATCTGCTCGTCGTTTGACTTTTTTATATAATTTTTTATCGAGATACATATATACATTAGCTAAATAAAAAAAAATGTGAAAAGTAAACCTCTATAAAGATTTGCTTTTCACATTTTTTACACGTTTTACATAGATTTTTCCGATTTTTTTTACATTTTTTCGATTTTTTTGTTTTTTTATGGATTTTATGCAGATTTTCCAATTACTTCGACAGTGAATCCGATTTTTCGAAGTTTTTTAGCATCGAGAATTAAACGCCCGTCAAAAATAAATGCAGGTTTATTCATCGATGCAAAAATGATGTCATAAGAAAGAGTTTTGAACTCATCCCATTCAGTAAGAATTAAAACAGCATCTGTGTCTTTGCAAGCTGAGTATGCATCATTGCAAATTTTGACACGTGTATGAGATGATAGATCCTCTTTAATCTGACTTTCAGGGACTTTTGGATCATAAATTTGTACATAGGCATTTTCTTCAAGTAATTTATTAATTACAGAAATTGCAGCAGATTCACGAGTATCTCCAGTATCCTTTTTAAAAGCAAACCCGAGAACAGCAATTTTCTTGTTTGTAATTGTATTAAAGAGATTTTTAATCACTTTATGTGTAAAGCGTGACTTTTGATATTCATTCATAATCACAACTTGATTCCAGTATTCTGCAACTTCTGGTAAATTTAATGATCGGCTCAAATAAACTAAATTCAAAATATCTTTTTGGAAACAAGATCCACCAAAACCAACCGATGCCTTTAAAAATTTGGGACCAATTCGACTATCACATCCCATAGCAAATCCGACTTCATCAATATCTGCATTTGTTGCTTCGCAAATAGCTGATAAGGCATTTATCGAAGAAATACGTTGAGCAAGCATAGCATTCGCTGCCAGTTTGGTTAATTCTGACGACCAAAGGTTTGAACAAATGACTCTTTCTTTGGGGACCCATTGTTGATAAATCGATGAAAGAGTAGCTTGGGCTCGTAAACCCGATTCTGTTTGTAAACAGCCAATTAAGACTCGATCAGGCATTAATAAATCTTTTATCGCCGTTCCTTCAGCAAGGAACTCGGGATTGGATAAAATATCAAAATGAATATTGGGTCTTGAGTTAGCTTCCAATATCATTCGCATGCTATCTGCAGTTTTACATGGAACAGTTGACTTTTCGACTACAATTTTCGAAGTTTGAGAGACTCGAGCAATCATGCGAGTAGCAGATTCAATGTATGCTAAATCGGCAGCATATCCAGCACCTATACCGCTCTTTTTAGTAGGCGTATTGACTGATACAAAGATAATATCGGCTTCAAGAATAGCGGCTTCTACGTCAGTTGTAAAGAATAAGTTGCGATTACGTGCCGAAAATACAATTTCTTCCAATCCTGGTTCGTAAATAGGCAAAGATTGACTATTCCATTGCGCGATTCGTTCTTTATTCAAGTCGCAAATCGTAACTTTGACATCAGGACATTTATAGGCAATAACCGAGCAAGTAGGTCCTCCAACATAACCAGCACCAATGCAACAGATTTTCATTCCAGAATTCATAGTGACCTTGTTACTTTGCATAATTTTTTCATTTTTTTTTGATGATACACGTGACGTATGTCTGTCTTCTGTTCATTCTAAAAAAAATGAATAAAGAAAATAACATAACAAATTAAAACAAATATTTTTTTGATGGTACACGTGATGTATGTATGTCTGTGCATTCTAAAAAAAAATGAATAAAGAAAATAACATAACAAATTAAAACAAATATTTTTGATGGTACACGTGATGTATGTCTGTGCATTCTAAAAAAAATGAATAAAGAAAATAACATAACAAATTAAAACA